CAACCACCAGTTTGTAGAAAGTGTTTATATTCAGCAATATCCTTCTTACTTTTGGGATTGAACAACCTCTTTCTTGAAGAATACATTTCTAGTATCATAACGATTTACCTTTAAGTTTTTTCAATTCTTTAATCCTCTCATTAAGAGCATCTTTAATTTTCTCACAAGCATCTAAATCAAGTCTTTTAATATTAACTTGTATTTGAATTCTACCAGACTTATAACCACCAGATGCTTCTTCCCAAGCATAACCAACTTTATATCCAAATCTATTTCTATGTTCAGAATGAAGCCATCGTTCAAGTTCTTTTTTCTGACTGTCTTCTACAATCAAACAACGAACATAAACACTTTCAATATCAATTTTTTCTTCTCTAATGTAAACCCCACACATATGGTGAGTGACTTTATTGTTTGCTCCAGCACCAGTTCTCAAATCACTAAGTCTTTTTGGTAAACACCCAGATTCACCAATGTAACAAATGTCTTCGTGAATCAATTCTTGTGGTTTGGTCAGTGATACTTGGTAAACACCTGAATGTTTACCATCAGTAAACTTTTGCCAAAAGTCAATACAAGTTTTACCCATAGTGGCATAACTTGTAGCAGAAGGGATATCTGTTAGTTTAACCCACTCTGTTGGTTTAACATTATTCACTTAATAACCTTACTGTGGTCAGCCACGTCTTTATCATCACGAAGTTCAATAAACACTGGAAGGAACAAACTGTCCTCGCCTTGTTTATTGGTTATACGACTATTATACTTGATAGCTACAATTCTGTCAACTAAATTTTCAGCCCAGTATTTCTTGCGATGTTCCTCAGTAAAGCCAGAGCCAACATTAACTTTGACAACTCCATCTGCAGATTCACAAATAATTGCACCTAGCATTCCTGCAGCTTTACCTTTACCTTCTTCCACTGCAACAATCTTGAGATCGCACTCGAGTTCACCTTTGAATTTAATCTGAGTCTTGCTACGTTTATCTTCCCAGATGCCATTCCTACACTTTAGGATGATACCTTCTTGACCATCAGCAAGCAAACCCTCGAATAGAGTTCGTGCTTCATCATAACTAGCAACTTCCCAGCGATCTACCAATGCAACTTTCTTTGGCTTGTATGTGTCCATCATAACACAAAGAGATTCAAGTCTTTGGCTATATGGAACTTTACAAACACCAAGAGTAAAGTCATCATAAGGAATCAAATCCCAGATTGTAGCATGAACCTTGCGTGCTTCATCAGTTTTGATTGTTCCCTTGTTCGCTTTATTGAGAATACCATTACCAGTCTGGCGATCGAGAACGATACCCTTATCTTTGACAAGCAACTCTCCATCAAACACACAGTTGACGCCATTTGCCATTGCGATAAAATCTTCTTCAAGATTACCGAGCAGGTTTATCTCTTTGCCATTGCGTGAACGAAACTCGCACTTACCATTTGTGACGATAGCGTTGAATCGCATACCATCCATTTTAGTTTGAACAAAAGCAGGGAACTGAATCTTATCAACCAACTTCTGCTCAAATGGTGAGCACAACATCACTGGATATTCAGCGATAAGATTTTTCCAAACCTTGTTCGCTGTAGAAACATCAACACCACATTTCAGATCTTTCTGAATAACTCGCTCAAGAACTTTAGCGTCTTGTTCATTAAGTGCTTCAAGATTTGCACGAAGATGATCGATACCAGCATTACCAGTTACCAATCGCTTTGACAAATCACCAATAGAATCCAACGCAAATTTCAGTGAGATACCATCACCTTTGTTTGGTGTGTAGTCAGGAATCTTACGAATGTAAAACTGAGTAAATGGGTCGAGAGCCAAGCGAACTACCTTACGCAGAACCTCGTTATCGCTGTTCGCATTTAGTTGGTCGATTTTGAAGTTGCGAGAATTGTTGCTCGCAAGACTCTCTAAAAACTTATGTATATTCATATTAAGCTGCTTGTTTAATGTTTGACCACTTAGCAAGTTTCTCTTTCTTTTTGATACCTGCTTGAGCCACTGCATTACCATCAATAATTTGCTCTTCAATCATCAACTCGATCATACAAAGCAAATCACCAACTTCTTCTTCAAGACGTTCACGATTCGTGGCACCATTATGCACACCATCAATACCGAAACGAAATACCTTACTGATAGCTTGTGTAACTTCAGCACATTCTTCTTGACAGATAAGCATAATTTCTTCTTGCTTTTCTGTTTTCATTTTGTTTACTGCAAATTTGTTCATTGTAAATCCTTGATGCCTTTCTTTATCACCTTGAAAGTCCGATACCTTTTATCGAACCTAATAAATTTTTTAAATTTTGTAAACTCTTTTGGGTTATGAAACTTGAAATAACCATAAATCTTAGTCATACCATCTGACATTAGATATGTATGATTCGGTTGCATTTCAGAATCCCACTTAGTGGTTTCTCTTGCCAGAATCATGCCAGCTCCAATACTTTGGCAGGATAAGTAATTTTACCTTCGTACTCCAACTGACTACGCTCGAAGTCAGTCATGAAGTCATCTTCAACAATACCATAACCGACGATGTATTGACGACTACCAACATCATCCCACTCAATCTTATCACGGATTGAGTCAACAATCATTTCGAGTTTCTTCTCAGCGAACTCGTGGTCTGGATTGAAACCATCAATCTGAACGAAGTAATCTTCGCCACCTTTGAACTTCCAATACTGTGGACATTCACCAGTGCCATCCCAATCGTGAGCACCATAGTTCTCCATGTATTGGGTAGTGATATGTAGTTTCATAATATAGATCTCCTAAAAAATTAAACCAAACTAAAAGTTGTCTTACGTGGCATTCCAGTTGCAAAACCACTAGTACCAGAAACGAAACCACGTGAAGTTTTGCTAGCCATTTTGGCTTTAGGTGCACGACGTTTGCGTTCATCAACCTGAATCACGCCACCAGCACGAAGGAATGCTGCGATTGCTTTTTCAGATTCAGCACGTGCTTCAGCTTTGGTTTGAACAGGACGATTGTAGATAGTAGCAACGATTTGCTTTTT